AAATTCGATCTTTAATGTGTAAGGATCGGGGAACACAGCTTCAAGGGCAAGGGATGTAATGTCGGAAATATGATATTGTAATTGCTGTTGTGTTTGTAAACCAAGCTGTTGAATGATTACTCTGGCTTGTTCATGTTCCACTACTTCAATTTTCAATTGCTTTATTTCCTGAAGAAGGGATGTTAACTTCTTCCTGACACTAATCCTTTCCCCTTTCTGCCGTTCAAGTTTTTTTCGTAACTCCTGAATTTCAGTTCTCATAAACTATACTTTTCCTCAAGTTCTGAAATACCCTTGGTGATTTGCTTATCCATTGCCTTTAAATCGGCCAGCATTTCTTCGAGTTTCACATTGGCATCTTCTACTGACTTGCAGCCGTAATCGTCTTTTAGCTGCTTGGTAAGGGCTGTTAACTGCCCTTTTAATTCTGATTCCTGCCTGGCTGAATCTTCAACCTTTTTCTTCAGCTTTATTAAATCCTGTTCTGTTTTCATATCTTTTTACCCTCCATTGCTTTATAAATAATTGAAATCACATTTTTACTTACATCCGGGTTTGTATGTTTGAACACTTCCACATTTTCTTCGAAGCTTTTAAAGATGCTTTTGTCAGGATCATTTAAAAGATTCAAAGAAGAAACAAACGCGGTTAACCGGGAATCCCTTTCTTCTACGTGCTGTAAATGCTCACGTGAAATTGCTTCCTGATGGAATGGGAGAAATATAGGTTCTACCGTATTTGATTCAGCGTACCACAAATAAACCCGTGGATGAAAATCGTACTGAATAGCAGTGTGTCGCATTAAAGAACCAGGATTGACAAGTAACCTGCCATCGTATTCTTCCACAAATGCCTGATGATTATCCCCGGTAACAATTAAATCATACTGTGGGTACTTCTTCAACAATCTGGAAGCTTTCGGGGCAGTGCATCCGGGAAACGGTTCCACATCTTTGTAAACCATGATGTGCCAAACAAGGACTTTATTATATCCAATAGGTTCCTGCCCCCAATGTGTTCCATCAAGAATTTTAATGGCCTTGGCCTGTGCTAAAGTATACGCTCCACATTTATGTGCCAGTTCTAAATTATGCTGTGGTAAATCGTGATTCCCATATACGGTTTCAAATTTATCCGGGATATGTTCAATTAACTTACTCAGAAGCTCAGGGGAGGGCTTCCAGTGGTCAAAAAGATCACCGGAATGCTTAACCGGACAATCATACTTCTTTTGCAATTCAGCCACAAAATCGACTGCTTCCCATTGATCATCATCAAATTCCCGAACGTATGCAATGGGAACATTTTCCCTGATGTGCCAATCGGCAGTGTGAATTGCTGAAACTGGTCCTTTGTGCTTACTTGGTATTATCTTAGTTCTCATAATAAAATTGTAATTAAAAATAAGAAAATAACACAAATCATAAGGATACTAATGATTGTACAAATGATAGCCAACAACCATTTGAAAATTTTATCTTTCATTTCTTTTTTGGTTTACTTCCACAAAATGGACAAATCTCCGGGTATTCACTCTCGTACTGAGCGTGTAAAGTGGTATGTTCCTCTTTCACAATTTCCAAATCAGAATTTACATCTTTAATAGTGGAACATAATGTAAATAATCGCTTATGAGAAAGCTTCAATTCAGATTGCTTTTTAATAAGTTCCAATAATGAATCTATTAAAACACCTGCGGGCTTGATCTTTTGAATAATTGTGTTATGTTCCACATTTTCTTCAAACGTAGCAATCAGATCATTAAGAGATTCAGCCTTTGCAGTTAACTCACGCTTCTTATTAATAAGTTCCAATAATTCATCAATATCTTTCCCCATCCCAGCCACATTTTTAAATGCAGCAAGCTTGTTATTGACAGTAGTGATCTTATCCAGTAATTTTTCTAAAAAATCATATTGACGTTCCTGAAAGGTATACTGCTTGTCAAGTTCTTCCAAAGCTTCCACTTCAATTTCAAAAGTTTCCAGGTATTCAAACGTTTTAAGTTCCAATCGGCTTTTTTCAAGATCGCTTTCCTTATGTGCTACTATTTGGTTCTTTTCCAAACACCACCGTTTAATATTTGACTGTGCTGTGTCAATCTTATCCAGGTGGGCAATCTTATTGAAATGACCTGCAACTTCCCCTGATGTATTGTGAAACAAAAAGAAGGAATCCTTTTGCATCTGAAGGTTCAAATCGTCCAAGTTTAAAGCATTCTGTACTTCTATTGGAACTTCATTGCGAAAAGCTTTGAAAGGGGGAAGATCGTTTAAGTTGTAAGATCGTTCTTCCCCTTCCTTTCTTGAAACAGTGTGGTCATCGCTGGTAGTTGCTTGAACAAGTGTATTCCCCCCCCACCAAGACGCATAAGCCTTTCCGGCAGGTTTATTCCAGCGGAGCAAACGCAGTGCTCGGATAATGGAACTTTTACCAGAATCGCTGGCACCGACAATAACATTCACTCCCGAATGAAAATCAAAGTGTGAATTTTTGTGTGCCTGATAATTTTCAATGTCGAGTGTTAAAAGCATACTACGGTAATTTTACAAGTAACATTTGAGGGGGAACTGCTGCTACCAACGTATTATTAAATACATTTTCTATTTTGTATAAATAGATAAATCCAGTTTCAGCAGATATTACAGCTAAATCGGCTACCACATCAATGGATTGAGTGAGGTTGAAATAAATTCTATAAATATCCATAAGTTTTCCTTTTTCCATACTAATATTCTTTAACTTTTAAGTTTGTAATCGCTTCCATAATTACGTAAGAATCGACCTCACGCCAATTGTATACCTTTTCAAGCCGATCAAATGTACGGCCATGCACAGAAAGACTGTCATAAATACGCACGTAAACTTCATTAGGTTGACGGTAAAACCGAACCCAACTATTAAAAACATGTTGACTTGCAGTGATGACACCAACAGTTTGTATATTCCGTTGATTGTGTAAGGGTGGGGTAACAACTTTAGCAGAAAGTGTAATCAGATATTGCCCTGATTTAGCAAGCAGTTTGGCAATAAATTTAAACATCATATTTTGTGTTTTTAGATTTAAAATTTTCATCATCAAAATCGTCATCGGTAACCCAATGAAACCTTCCCCCGTACCAAACTTTGTACTCGTCATCGGTAACGTTTATTACAAGAACAAGTGTTCCTATTGGGATGCAATGTCCCGAAACATTCTTTGTAATTTTAAGTAAATCCCCATTGCTCATTGGTCGTATAATTTTAACTGTTCATTTACCTTTTCAGTATCAAGTTTAAATTGTTCTTCAAAAGAAATTTCACTATTATGTGAGTGAATGATGTTTAGTACTGTTACACCCCCTTGGGAATACCCCAACTCGTAATACATAATCACTTGCTCACGGGTGTATAACTTAGTTTTTTGTGGTTTACTGTTAAGCGCTAAACTAAGTATCATCATTCCTAATATCATTCCTAGTACAGGAAATATAAATTGTTTCATTTGTAAATAGGTAAAATTGTGTACTCATAAATTCCCCCAGTATCTTGCATATCCAGAATGGCCAACTCAGCACATTCCCTTGTAAGAAAATCCTCCTTAACTAAACATAGTGTTACTGACCTGTTATAATACCTATCTTTGGTTGGTATTAAACGGTAAATGGTAAAAGTTTTCTTCATTTAGTTTAGGGTTTTAATAACATACTCTTTTCCATCTTCAAACCCCTGCGCGTATGTTTTTTCACCCGATTTAGACTTAGCCCCCTCATTGTATACCCATTCTAAAAACTCGGGTATTTTTAGAAATGTAAACTGTGCCTTATCAACAACACTTTGTATCTCCGTAATTGAAGCGGCAAGTTCAATGTACTTTTTAAAAATTCTGTCCCTTTCTGCGTTTGTCATTTTAAATAGTATTAATTATTTGTATTCAGATTTAGCAAGTTCAAGTAAATGAAGGGCATCTGCTTCATTATCATCGTTTCCAAGATACCCATATGCCTTTTTAGCCGCAGCAATCATTGCAGGTTTTCCGGCATTGCCTTTACCAGTAGCAAATTTCTTTATTTCCTGTGAAGAATACCCCCGATACTCTACAAAGTTATCTTCACACACAACTTTTATTTGCCCCTGAAGTTCTGATTGGACGATAATTGCTCCCTTGTGTTGGCCACCTGGGCGTTCGAAAACAACCAGATTAATACACTCAGACTTAATGACTTCATTAAGTTTACTACGCAGCCGGAGTAATCGCATCCCAGCGCTCTCATCTCTGCGTGGTGTAAGGTTCCAGACACCGTACAATTCCTGGCTAATTGCGTATCCACAATGGGTGGCAACATCCAATGCCAAAATTCGCATTGGATTTGCTTGCTTAAGTCCAAGCTTAATAGAAATATTTTCAACTCCACAAAATACTTTACCGATGCCGAGGACAGTACCTTTAGTATCATTGCCATTTAAAACGGAGACATCTTTGTTTGTATTTTTAGTTCGTCCCATCTGGTGTATTCATTTTTAATATTTTAATAGCAAATTCGTATTCATTGATATTGGCAGTGATGCGTGCAACATACATTTCATAAGTAACACCATCAATCCACTTTTTTTCGTATGCATCCACAGCTTTTTTCAAGTCCCCTTTATACGTCAATAATTCGGTTGCAAGTAAAAGGATTACATTGTTGACTGGAACTGGTCTTACTTTATTCATCGTGATTTCGGTTTACGTTCAAATTCAAATTTACCTTCAATTTCTTCCCACAAAGAAATAACTTCTTCCTTCAGAGTAGCAACAAGATCATTATTTTCAACATAAGCAATAGCCTCTTCCATAGATACACCTACACTTTCTCCACCGACAGTATACGTTGTGTTCTTGGTGAAATCTTTTATATATTGGAGATTGGCCCGAATGTCATCAACACCATAATCGAATATGATGTACACCGGAGCAGTACGATATGGTTTCCACACTGAGTTTTTATAAACCTCAAATGTAGTTTTTATCCCAATAACCTTTTTAATCTTTTTACCAGCATGTATTTTTTCAACAGTAATTTTTTCAACTTCAGCCGCCTTTAAGCGAACAGAAGCGTAAAAGCCGATTGCTTTACCACCGGGAGATTCAGTTTTAGGGCCGTAGCCGGATGCATTGTCTCTGATTTGATTGGAACAAACCATAATATAATTTTTGTCAACCAATATACGGGCATTTTTACGCAACCCTTCAGAAAATTCCTTAGCCCTACGCATCCCCATTTTATCCCCTTCATCCTCTCCCATTTCCAAAGCAGTAGATAATGCCGCAAGTGAATCCGTAAATGTTCCATTAATAAGCTTGGTATTTTTTGGTTGCCAAGCACGTATATTTTGGAACACTTCTGTCACCATATCTGGTTTGTCATAATCCATTTCGGCAGTATCTAAATCGAACATCTGTGCAAACTGTGTATTTAACCTTCCCTCAGGATCATCAAACCGAACCTGGCCACCTTTACGTTGAACATCCCCCGCCATCTCACAAAGTAAAATAGTCTTGCCCGAGCCATTGGGGCCGAATATTTCAACAAATATTCCACCGGGAAATCCACCACCGTGAACACGGCCACCAGATACTGCCAAATCAAGTAAAGTTGAGCCAGAACTTATCAACAGCTTCATATTCCCCTCAAGCTCTTTTTTATCCTGCACAAGGGCAGCATTTTCTACTTTACTTTTTACCTGTTTGCTCAATGTTTCTACTTTAGTTCGTCCCATTTTATTTTATTAATAATTTCAGTAACTTTTGCTATCGGAAGGTGACGACCATACAGTGTTTTTTCCAACTCAGCTTTGAATTTTTTATTGGTCATTTTACCCCTGTTTTTATATTGGAACATAATTTTGCCCACTATTTCATCAGTAAGCTTATCTTCCAAATTATCCAACGCAATAGATTCATACCACTTAAATAAAGCAGATTGAATAATCCCCGTTTTAGTAAGCCCCTTAGCGAGAATAAACAACTCCAAATAATAAGTAAACTGTAGGGGCATAAAAGCCCCCACAAGTTTCTGTTCATCCATATTAAACAACATTTTCCCCATTGCTTACCCTTCTTTTTTATCAATGCATGCTTCCCAAATCTTGCACTTACCACAGTCATCAAAGTCATCTGTGTCTTTACCGAAAATGTGCCCATGTGGGCATTTGTTTTTGCCATCGGCAGGTGCCGGTTTGACATCGCTTATTTTAGCCTTTTTTGCAACCTTTTCTTCTGGTTCTACCTTTTCATCGGCTTCAGGTGCTTTCACCTTTTTTTGACCAGTTCCTTCGCAAATAGGACATTCTTTTCCACGGCTGTTCTTACCGGTTCCCTGACAGGCAACACAAATTTCACCTTTTGGTTTAGTTTCTACTTTTTTTTTACTTTCTGGCTTGGTTTCTACTTTTTTTTTAGGAATTTCGATACCGGCAGCTTTCGCTACAGCATTGCGGAAAGCATTGACATCATCTTCATAATCGTCAGGATCAACTTTTTTCAATTTGTTGTCCTTAACATACTTACGAAGCTTGCTGTCAGTCATGGGAGCAATTGTTTCCCAAGTATCCGTAGGCTCATCTTCTACTTCCTCTTCAGGTACATCTTCGTCAACTCCTGGTAACTCAATATCTAATTCGTCTGCAACTGCTTCACAAAGAAGGTTAACATCACCATCAAAATCATCAATATTAATGTCAAGTTCTTGTTGTTCAATCACAGCTTCCAAATCGTCCTGATCCATTTCTACCAATTCTTCAGCAGTCGGGGGAGCAAGTTTCTTTTTCTTCTTTTCAACAGGTTTTTCAACTTTATTAACAACCTTGGAAACCTTAGCTGGTGGTGCTGGTGCATCTTCATCCTCATCAACTTCCTTTGGTGGCTTTGCAGAAGCAGTGGTTTTCTTGCTACGCACCGGGGTATCATCTGTATCTTCTTCAACATCTTCTACAGACTCAGCTTCGAAGAATTTTGCTTTCAGTTCAGTGTAAGAAAGGATTTTGAAAACCCCATCTAAACATGGGATTTCATCCACAATGCTTTCATCGTATGCTTCTTTTCTTTTGATAAAATCAACACGTGATGCTTGTGCAAACGGTTTTGAGTTCCCCCCCATACTGCCTTTGGCAAACCTTACTTCCAGTGTTAAACCTTCTTCAAGGTCTGGGAATACTTCAAATTCTTCGTCAGCTTCCACTTCTTCATTCAGTTTGTTTTGAAAACAGTATGCAGAAATGTCAAAAATATGTGGAACTTCTTCAAACTTATCATGTCCTTTTGGGATGATGATATACAAATTCCTACTCTTAGGCCATAAATCTTTTAGTTCTTCCTTGTCTGCTCCAGCACGGGACTGTGCTTTTGCGTGCTCACAAATAGGACATCTTTGACCAAATGAAGCTGGACAAATTACAGTATCATTGTCTGCACCGATGTTTCTATGAACTTTAAACGGACGTGTGTACCACAACTCACCGGGAACAGCGATCCCATTTTCAGTATCCCTATCAGGATGCTTTTCATCATTCACCCGGTACGGGATAATGTCGAATTTAACTTTTGAACCAGGTTCCGGGGAAAACGACTTCAGGTCACGTGGGACGTTTAAATATCCAAAGGCTGAATTGTTCCTTTCAGATTGTTGTTTTACATTCTTGGCAACCTTGCCGCGAAAACTACTCTTTTTACTACTTTTCTTTGTACTCATGTTACTTGTTTAAAGATTAAATATTTACTTTTGGGTTCTACCCCCTTTTAACTTCTGTGCAATACCAGCTTCAGATTTAAGCTTACGCTCTGCTCTCATAGCAGAAAGATCATGTGGGACGGACGGCCCGGCAAAATACCCTGCATTGTGCAAGCGAACCAAGTTTTCCAAAGCTGTTTTCCTTTGGTCGAAAGCATCCACAGCACCACGTGCCACATTGTATTCAAACTTTGCTTCCAGGTACTCAGCATTTGCTTCCTTGTAAGCTGGCTGCATTTGCACTGTAGCTTCCACAACTTTGTCGGTAATCTTTTCCACTTTGAACTTATCAGGATTGGTTCGTATTTCTTTATCCAATTCTGCCTTAACAAGTTCCAAAGCTTCCTTTGCTTCATCCCGTTCTTTTTCCATCCGAGCGCAATGCTTTGTGTACTTCAGCATTTTTGACGGCTGATCAAGCCACTCAGAATCAAGAAGTTCCGCATCAATTTCGATGTCTTTTTCGTAATCTATTGCCATAATTTATATTTAATAAGCGTTAAAAATTTTTCTAATCCATATTGGAATACGTTCCAATTTATCCTCTGCGATTTTACGCATCCGTTCGTTCATTATACTTTTTGTCTGAGAATAATTGTCCGTATACACAAACAACCCGTCTTCATCCACCATTTGCTTTTCAAGCTCAGTCATATTACTCCCCTTTTATTATTTTGTAACAGTTAAACACTACACCCGGGAACCCAATATTATACATTGGTTCCCAAAAAACCTCCATAATAGCTGCGGCCTGATTATTTTCAGCTTTTAGTAAAACAGATTGGCAGTAACCTAAAACCATCCGACGAATTCCCTCTGGTTCCTGATCTTTTAAACCTACAAGAATGGAAGAAACCTGTTTCCAACTGCCATTTCCTATCAACACCCGGCACAATTCTATCACCTGACTTTGTTGTTCGGCAGTCTTTTTTGCAATGGATAACCGTTTGTCAGGATCAGTTTGTAAAACTTGTTCCAATATTTGCAGAGCATCCCGTGGCCGACCAAGTGAATCAGTAACAATCTGATTTAAAACATCTTCTTCAATCACTTGCTTTTTTACCTTAGCAGTAGCTTTGAGTAAACCAATCATTTGTGGATCACTTAGCGGTTTTAACTGAAACTGACTACAGCGATTTCTTACAGCAGCAGCCAGTTTATTTGGCTCAGTTGTGCAAAGGATAAAGTAAACATGGGGTGGTGTATCTTCCAACATTTTTAATGCCGCGTCCTGTGCCTGAGCAGTTAAGCGATGCACTTCATCCAATACCCACACCCTTACATCACCTTCCAATGGGGAATACCCCATGTTTAACCGGATATCCCTAATAGTATCCACACCATTGAACTGGGCTGAATCCATTTCCATGTAATCACCGCCAACACATCCCAGGGAATCTTTTACGATTCTGGCCAGTGTTGTTTTTCCACTTCCTGTTTCCCCGTGGAATAAAACAGCATGTGGGAATGTTGTTTTGTTTGCAAGCATATTTTCCAGTGTGGAAATGATGTCTGTATTGCCTTTTACCTGTTTAAAAGATGTTGGGCGTACTTCATTGTATAAACTCATTTTTTAATTTTTAAAATGGAACGTAACTTATTAACATAAACTCAGGATCAATTTCAACCCCGTGACGTAACTGCACATTGTGCCGAAGGGTAATTGCCCGGATGTTGTCTTTGTGATACCCAAGTAAGGGGTTGATCCGGTCAATTGTAAGTGAAGCAGCGGTTATACCTCGCAATTTATCATATCCTGTCATATCACAAAATTGAGTAAATTCATCCAAGGTTAAACTGAAATATTTTTCCCTACGTTTTGCATTTGTTTTTAAGGCTGCAAATATGTATTTAATTGGATACCTATCCCTATACTTATGTTGGACGCAACACTTACAATAACGCCGATGCGGTGCAGCTTCACTTTGGCAATCAGGAGTTTTACACTTCATATTTCTATTTCTTTTTTAGACGACCAAGGTTGATCAATACCTGTTGCTTCCATTTCAACAGATATTGGCACAATTATCCACGGGAACTGCTTAGGCAACCAAACGGATGTTACATTGTGGATTGTTTTCACTACATGATTAAATTCAAGTGGATACACATCCAAAATCATACTATCATGAATCTGCCCAATCAGTTTTGTTTTCCATTTTTCTTTTGTAGCAATCCGATCAATTTCAATGAAGCATTTTAACAGACAATGAAAAGCAGCACCTTGTACCGGGTAATTGGTTGCATCGTTTTTTGACATCGGGCCAAAACACCTAAACCCTGTATATAAATCGACATACCCAGTTTTTAGGAAAGTGTTGTAAGTATCTTCTTTCCACTTTTTGTACACTGGGAACCGTTTGTTCCAAAAGTGATCTTCAATCTTTTTCAGATGTTCCACAAATGCATCGAATGACTTAATGCCCTTTTTTGCAAGATGATCCGACAAGTTAAACTTAGCAAGTGGGGGATCAAATCCTTGAACCATATCAATACCCTGATGTTGTTTCCACTTGCCTTTCCCTAACCCACACCACTCCACAGCAAGAGAAACAGCATTATTTTTATAGTAATCACCGTAGAACTGTGGAAAAACAAACCCATTCTTGGTTGCTTTACGAAGGAACTTATGTGCTTTAATGTCACCATCAAATTTATCCAGCATAAAAATTTGTTGTGCCATATCTCGATGCATATCATTCTTTTTAGAATTAGAAACGTATTTTATCAATTGTGGGTCTTTGTTGTAGCAGGTGGATACACCGACTTCTACGGATTTAAAATCGCTTTCTAATAAGATATGCCCTTTGCGTGGGTAAATAATTCCCCGGCAAATTTTAGCTATTTCTTCATCCCTCACGGGTATATTTTGCCAGTTTGGAGAATTTGAACTGCTGCGGAAAGTCCTGACAGTGTGCAAGTTATAAAATGGATGTATTACCCCATCGACAGTTTCCCGTTCAAATCCTGACAAAACATCGTGTGCTTTTTTATACCTTGTCTTTTCAGAATAATATGCAAGTGTAGGGATATTTAACTGCTTTAACCCTTCCTCATCAGTGGAACCTTTCTTATTCAGTCCTTCTTTACCCCCGGCGGTTAATTTTGCAGGTTCAATCTTTTTGACATCATATAAAAACGTCCCAAGCTGTGGTAAACTGTTTGGATTTACTTCTTCATTTGTGGATGCTTGCCATTCTTTAAAGAAATCTGTTTCCCGGAACTTCTTTTCAAGCCTTTCAATTTTGCGGAGCATGTGGGCTTTCTTAACTTCCAGACCTTCCATGTCGATCCTAACCCCCTGCCTTTCGGCCCTGGCCAAAGCTAAAATTCCATCCTGCAATAATTGGTAGGCTTCTTTTGTTTTAGGATTAACTTCCATAATTTAAAAAGGTATTTGATCATCCATAATTTCCATCTGCAAATTTGCAAGCCGGTATTCATTAATAGAATCTAAGGCACAGTATTTCATCAATTTGTGCCTTCCATCCTCAGTTGAAATAAGTTCCAATATTTTATTAAATGAATTTGCATTCTTATCATCTCCTTTAAGATATGGTGAAATTTCGCTATCGTAATCTGGGATTCCCAATTTTATAAACGTTTGGAACTTAAGACCAACAATTCCTTCTCTGTTGTCAAGAACATGTGCTGCCAACATTGAATCGAAACCCCAATTTTTTACTTCTGCTTTTAGGATCACGTTGAACCAGGTGTCCTCATATTTGATGTTATGTCCCATTTTTTCAATGTTTTCATCCTGAAGTATATCAATGTATGGCTTGCAGTCTTTAAGCTTATCTGGCATCATAAAAACATATACTTCGTCGGGGGAAACAGCAATGGATGCACAAACAATTTTATGCCCTTCAGCATGTGGCTTTAATCCAGTGGCTTCAATATCTGTTACAACCCGTTTGTACCTTTTCACAATAGAATATAAACCTGTGATATCATCCAGGTAATGAATTTTAGGCTCTTTATATACCGGGAAAGCTACGTTTACCATTTTAATTGCTGATTCCAATTCCATCTTCCATATCAATGCAACATCTTCATTCCGATGTTCCACTTCTGAAGGATGCCAAGTTGGACAAACCCAACATTTTAAATCCTGATCTGGAATAACAGCACCATGCCATTTAGCCATCGTCCCAATGCCTTTTTTCCAACGTTTGCCGACAACACTTTCCAAAGCCGCTTCACCAAGTAAAATGATCACCTTGGGCTTTAAATTGGCAATGACCTTATCAACAACGATCTTCCGGCAACATTCAATTTCAAATTGTTTGGGTTCCCTTAAATCCCCAGCTTTGGTTAAGGGGAGACAATTTACAGCATTGATTGATGTACAATCTTCGTAAATGTCAACCCCTAATTTTTCCAAAGCTTTCCGCACCGTCCTGCCATGCCTCCCAGTCCACAACTCATCTTTCGAAATATCCGTTTCATTTGGAGATTCCCCAATGAGTAAAATCTTCTTCTTAAACTCACCGAAGGGTTCAATTCTTGGCATTTCTACATTCTTGATCAAACCACAGGCGATACAGGAATATTTCTTTCCACCAGGCCGTGTTTTTGATTCTGTTTCTTTGGAACTAAAGAATCCCGTCATTTTACTCTTCTTTAAATTCTTTAATGTTGTCCTTAATTACCCTACGTATTGACAATGTTTCTTTGATATTCAACGTCCACACAAACACCACAATGTTTATAAGTATTGAGATCAATATCACCAATATCAATTTGACTGCAAAAATACACACTTCATTTTGGTGGGGGTATTTGTCTTTTTGGTCTCCTTAAAACTATTTCGATGCCATCCAACAATTCTTCAAATTCTTCTGGAGATATGCTACGTGGTTTGGAAATATACAGTACCGGGAAAATAGACTTTGGTCGCCGGCAGTGCCCCCAGATGATAGCCGACTTTATCCCAAATACCCCCCTTCGATTTTTATCAAAGTCAAAGACTTTAATTCTGTCAAATATGCTCATAATACTGCTAAAGAGGTTACATACTGCCAATTATCACTTTGGAACTTAATAATCTTTTCAGATAGAGTACAATCCAATGTTTCAGAAACGATGTCTCGTAAAATTTTAGGATTTATTTTAAATGAAAAGGGAGTATCCGTGTAACGAATTGGTGCTTCTTCTTCAAACCGGCCTGTGTCAGATTTACTGTTTACCTTAAACTTTTTATCCCCCAAATAAATGGTTAAAAGCGCCTGATCGAATACCAAAGCACGATCTAAAATTTCGGGTGTAGTGGATGGTAAAGTTACCTGCTTACCTGTGACTGCAAAGAACCGCGTTGAATCCGGGTAGTTATCATCTGACAGAACCCGACAGGAAATAATAGTATCTTCAGCAGATTTAAAATGAACCCACCCGGCACCTGTGGCAACCTGAATAGGATCAATATTTGCAACATTGTTTACCTGTGCTGCCGGAAGCAAAAATGTAAATGGAACATCCTTTACAAAGTGTTTAACAATTCTGTGATCATCAGATGCCTCAACAAAACCCTGATTGGAAATATGAACGCAGGAAAGTAAGGGTTTACTCAAATTTTTACCGCAAGCAGGAGCAACAAACTTAATTGCCTTGATAAAATTTGGGTCTAAATCATGCCATTTTCCAACTTTGCCAATGGAGTTGATTGGTAATTTAATTTTAGTTTGCAGTGTCAACCAGACATTTGATTTGCCTGATTGCAGCATGATTTCCTTATCACTTACGGTAAGCTCAATTTCATTCTTTTTGATCTTATGCAGTATTTTATGTAATTCCTCAGCAACAACAGCACCGGTTAAGTTTAAACCCGGAATAGGATGTGATACACTTACTTCATCGTTGAAAGTCACAACCCGGTTATCAATAAAGGCAAAGGATGTGCTTTGCTCAATTAAATTCCTGTTTGAAAGCCCTGGTTTAACTTTTTCAAGTGCCACCTGTAAATCTCTTTTATCTATTTGCATTTTATTTAAGCATATCTAACTCGGTTAAAATTTTAAGTGCAATTCGCATTTCGTTACGCCGAACAACGATGGAATTTCTATTTATATCGTTGAAACCCTCTTTCAGCATTTCAACATGAATTTCATTCAATGTCAATTCTGGTTGTTGTAATACCAAAGTTCGAACAAACATCATGGCGTTGTTTTCCGGACTGCGTCGTCTTTCTTTCCGTGGTGGTTTGGAAAGCACAACGGACGGATCAACCCGCTTTGGTCTTTTCGGTGTAAATGCATCCAGAGCATTTTTAGCAGACATAAACTTTCGTACATCATTGTCAACATCATCCAATGTGGGATCGTCTGGGATTTCTTTGACTTTTAACTTAACTTTTTTACCTGTATAAGGTACTTTTGGAACATCTGGGACATCAAAAACAACATCTTCATGTACTTCAACCACTTCTGGTATTATTTTTTTAGGTTTCCTTTTAGATAATGCCTTGTCAACGTTTTTAATAAGCTTTTCTTCGGCAACACTATTTATTGGAACATAATCATCCCCCTCTTTTATTTCTTCCTGTGAGACATTGTCCATTTCCGCTTCTTCCTGCATTTCAGCAAGGAAAGTATCAACAACGATTTGGGTAGATTCTGAAAATTTATCATCTTCATTCCAATCAACTAGCGCTTCTGACTTTATAGCAGCAATTAATTCTGTTTTTGGGAGTGCTGTGTCCAGTGGGGGGTTCATGGCATACAATTCATTTAACTCAATTGCAGCATTTTTTATTTGTATAGATGTAAGTTTTGGCATACACGTACTATTTTTAATGTGAATTTTTTAAAAGTGGAACAAAGGTAACTGTTTAAAATTTGACTGACAATATGCTTTTAAACATTTTTTAAAATTATTTTAAACTACTTATTTTTCAAAATTTTACCGGAAGAAACATCCTTTAAATACCAGTATGGAACATCATATTCAAAAAGCAAATCTTTCAGACGTTTATCACCCCTGTTGAATACGGCATGTTTTACTTTTAAAGCGTATTCTAACGGATATTTTGCATTCTCGGGGTAATTACCAATCATCCGTGTACCATTAGCATTTCTAAACTCTTTGACTTTATGTTCCATAATTTATAAGTTATTAATTACCAGTATGATGTAATGAATGGTCTGCCTCTGCGTAAATTTTGTAGCACATAAACAGGACGATGCGCCGAAGTATCACTTTCACGTCCGGCAAGCTCATTTATTCGCATTATCCCAATATCCTTTTCAATCCCAAAGTGATCTTGGTTTAATGCATAAAAAGCTGTCGGGTGTGCAAATTTGCGTTTATCCTCAGAGAAATTTTTACGGGTAAGTAAATCCCTTGTATATGAATCTGCATCGGCTTGTGTAACTGCAATCATCAAAGCATGCTTTTCTTGCCCTAATGCACGTAATTGCATCCAAATTTTATTCTGCCGATGCCTTTCCTCTTTCATGGAAGATTCTGACATAATATCCGGGTAATCAAAAATAATAACGTCAACCATAAAACCATCCCGTTTTTCCCAAATATCCAGCGTTGTTTTTGCCATTTTTACTGTTAGTGTATCCGTTGGGTACGTTGCAATTTTAAACCTGCGTTTATGCTTTACAAAAAAATCAGTGATGTGCTTTTTGGCTTCTTCATTAGTAAGTGGTGTTGCTGCTTCAATTAACTTTAGCCACGGTACACCCCATTTATTTTTAGCAAAATCAGCACAATCAGTACATGGAACATAATCTTCATTTTCTAAAAATGTTTCCTTCAGTTCATCAAATTCGATTAAATCCCGAAGTTCCTTTTCTGATTTTCCACTAAACGGACCAAAGTCACAAGCACGTTCCTCCCGCTTACAGGTATCATTTTGGTTAAAAACACAATCCCGAACGGGCTCGTACATTACCCCACAGTACTTTTCCTTATTGGATTTCTTTGCTAAATATATCCCGACACGCATCAATTGCTGATTTCTGGTCATATCACCTGCCTGAAAGAAAGCAACATTTCGTTTTTGTTTTGCTGCACGCATAGCAAACTCTAAGAGCCAGAAGGTTTTACCCCTTTTTTCGCTTCCCATAAATGCAACAAAACCTTCCCTCACTAATTGATCGTTTAACATTTCACCAAGTGCACCGGGAAAAGAAATGATATTTTGAGATGTTGTTTTGAATGCATCATCCACAGCAGCAATAACAGCTTCTTCCTCACTTAAATCAATCCAATCATTTGTGTCTTTGACAATCGGTTTATAATTTAAAGCATGTTGCTCAGCTTCCAATAATTTTCCTTGCTGGACAAGCGCTTTTACTTCTTCAGAATGCCGTATAAGTGATTTCTCATTAAAATGTGTCCTGATTTCATCAACCAGGTAATCAACATTTATTGGATTCTCTAAATTTTCCTCACTTAAATCTTCCAATATATCCTGAATATCTTCCACAATATCTTCAGGAAGATTTTTTGCTTTGGAAAAAAAGATTGGTTCAATTGCTTTTCCGGGAGCTGTACCGTATTTCTCATAATAATCCATGATCCACACGGCCATCCGCTTCGCTGTCTTTGATTCGATCAACTTAATATCATAACAATCTTTGATTTTGCTAATGAAATCAGTTGAGGTGATCATACCTATTATAAGATTCCGTTCAATCATTTTCTCTAATTTAAAATTTAAACCATCCCTATTCCACAGTGACGAATGGTGTAGAATTCATGTGGGTCATCCCGGTAAACTGAATAAAATATCTTTTATGTTTTCTTTTTCCTTCGTAAATCTTCCTGAAGCTTGCGTTGCTTATCTTCTTCGGATGAATCGTCAAACCAAAACTTATATTTAGTCCTATTTGGATCATCAAGAAATACTGGATTCTTTCTTTTAAACTTTGCCATATATTTTAAAATTTAGTTTTTCATAAAACATACCCAATGTGTTTTCTGGGCTTTTCCAGAAGGATGGCCAAACAAAGGAGCATACGTTGTAAGTTTTAATACTTCTTTTAAAGGAACATCACATTCATTCCATTTGAAAATTAATATCCCTTCATCTTTAAGCACACGAAAACATTCAGAAAACCCTTTTCTTAAATCTTCTTTCCAGTTTTTTTTATCTAAACTCCCATAACTTTGTGCCATAAAACTATTTTCCCCTAAAAATAAATGTGGGGGATCAAATACTACCAGTGTAAAAGTTTGGTCAGCTATGTCCATGTTTCGGAAATCCATTACTTTGTCAGGTAAACATTTTCTAATTCTGGCATCCTTTCCTTTCCCAACTATTCTCGGAGACATTACTCGTTGATCCGCAAATAACACATTTGGATTTTCTTTATCAAACCAAAATTGACGACCACCGCAGCAAGCATCTAAAATTAACGGCATAAACTTTGACATATATTTTAAAATTTAGTTCTTCGTGAAACGTATTTAAATTCCCATTTTAACAGCATAACCGGAGTAGACACCCCTTTCACCCATATCAGTGTATCCGAATTGAATTTTGGTAGCTCTGGTGTGATTACAGCATGAATTGAATCAGGTGTAATATTAACATAATTTTCATATCCTTTTACCTGGTTCCAACAGGAGGTTATTCGAACTGATCGACCAACAAATTTATCCATAACATTTAAAAAGTAAATAAAAGGGATGAAACTCACGTCGGATCCCTTTTGTAAAACATCTAACTATCTACAAACTATGAAAAACCCTATATTTTTAAAAGAAATACGTATTTAATACTTATGTAATTCAATATAAAGTAAAGTCTCCAGTATTCCAGAATCAACAAAGACTTTAGAATTCACCTGGACTCATGTCAGTCAAAATTTTAAAAGAACTCTCCTGTCCACAATGCTAAAGTGGAATAGTCTACGAATTTGGTCTTGACCTACGTAGTTACTATCTTACCCCAGACAACATCCTGTTAGCTCAGGATTATAGCGTAAAAGGATTCGAACCTTTTAGTATCCAGTCACCCGGTTGCCATTGCACACTACTGCCTGTATTCAGCAGGAAAGTTCCCATATCTTTAAATATCATGATAATCCCATTCTTCTGGTGGGTGATTTTCAATAAAATTATTGATCCCTTCCTCTGAATCTGCAAATACTTCATTTTCAAAATCTCCCCACACTTTACCATAGATGGGATGTTCCGCTTCAAATTCATTTACCCAATCATACCAATCGTTATGAATTTCCCCTTTAATAACCCACCCACTAATATTAACACCGGGATACTCTGGGGGTAAAGTATTTGCCATATGTCCTATAATATTAAATTCTTTCGTTATCATAAGCTTTAGTCATAATAATAATCAACATTAACCGAGTCACTTTCAAAATGATGTAAAAGTTGCCCATCAAAGTTATACGCACAATACACATAATGTGTTTCAAATTCTTCATCATCATCAAATACAAATTCCATGCGTTCAAAACAAATTTCTTTTACTAAACGCTGGCGTGCTTTTGTACTTAAACTTTCTTCATCAATGCGTGAAACTTCCACAATAGTAGGTTGAGAAGAATATGCATCTTTAATTCTTAAAATTTTTCGTTCCATTATTTTGTGTAGTTTTTTTAAAATATTTAGTTGATATCAATCCCCTGGTAAACGTAAGCATAGTACCCGTCTGTTCCCATATATTCGTAAACTACGCTCCCTTTGTAATCAACAAAATAATCAAGAATAGTGATTTCTTTCCCTTCAAATATGCCAACATCCCCTATTTGATACTTTGGTATTCCTGATACTACGTTTGCTACAGAAAATACCTGCCCAACTTCAATCTTATTCATATCTGTATTTTGTATCCTGGGTTAATTTTGTGAGTTCATTTTTCAAATCCAGTGCAGCACGCTTGGCAGAAGCAAATTTCTTACTACTAAAATCAATAATATCCCCGTTCTTAGTGAAAAATGTGTCTTTCCTTTCATCAATAGCTTCCTTTAATTTTGATTGAAACCGGGTAAGCTCTACTTGTACTTCTCTTAATACTTCTGATCTTGTTTTCATATTTTATTTTAATTTTTAGCTCTATAATCTTTTCCTTGGAACTTAACAATTTTACACATCCCCTGAATCCGGGATGGAATTCGCATATCCCCTAATTTTACTCCCAACTCTTTTAAGTTCAAATTGGAAGTTATTATCGTAGTTCTTAAATTTTCATACCTCCGGTTGATTAAAAGGTAAAGCAACTGGTAAGACCAATCGGTGACCTTTTCAACTGCAATGTCATCCAAAACTAATATTGGAACATCAGAGTATCTATTAAGGATAACACTTTCATTTATTTCCTGTTTATTGGAATATGAATTTTTAATTTGGAACAAAAACTCAGAAGTAGAAATAAATAAATTTTTCTTGATATCACTCGGCTTTGTAATGTTTGAAGCCATCATCCACGCAGCTTGCAAAGTTTTTCCATTACCAATATCACCGTGAATGTACAAAGATTCCAATTCAGGTTTTGTTCCAAAATCTATGGTGAGTAAATCCCTAACTATGATCTTTGGAAAAAGTTCCAATAACATAGATTCTGTTAAAAATGAAGGTAAATTATTCATTGGAACTTATTATTTTGTATCATTAACCCACCGTACATTTTCCCATTTTGATGGAACTAAATATGCTGATATTATTCTGCATTCTTCATATTCCTGGTAAATAGTTGCCCTTTCTAACCATCGTGTTTCGTCGTCAATCGTTAATGGTAAAAACAGGAATTTAGAAATAATTCTTTTTTGACCGTCAACTTTGGGTGACCTTTTCCATCTCATACTTTCTAATATTTTAAAATAAGCCTTAAATTTCAATTTTAAATGGTGAGTTATAGTTTCACCTGACTTTGGTATTATCGTTTAAATTTGCCCTATAAAAAGACATACTGTGGGCAAATTTCAATTGTAAGTGTACTTACCCGTGATATTATTATAGACGACATCGTCAGATCGAATATTATGGGAAGTAGCTTCCATTTTCATCCTGCCGTTGTTTTTAGTCTGGTAAGGATTATTATCTCTTTCAATGGCAGCTTCTAATTTACCAAACTTTTCTTTGAGGGAAGAACCGGATTCAATAACCGGGACATAAGAACCACCAATGTTATTTTCATACCAATCCAGTGCAGTGTTAATTCTGTCGATGGTAATTTTGTTATCTTCTGCCAACCTTCGAATATCATTCGACCATTGGTCAATTTGAATTTTGGTATGGGTGATATTCTTTTTTGACTTTATGATGGTAGACAGTTTTTCTGCTAATGGAACGTATTGCAAATTTTTAATTTTTACTGGTGGCAATACTTGTTTTTCAATTGGCAGCTTTGAATCCTTTTTTATTGGAACATATTCAGATTCATCTTTAAAATCGGGTCGGGACAAATATATTTCTTTGTTCTCCTTATTATTATTAATATTTTTAATATTAATATATAGAGCCCTACCCAAAACGGCAGGGCTAGTGGTATTATTTTGTGTAGGACTAGAGGTTCCCATTTCGGCAGGGCTAGTGGTATCATTTTGTGTAGGACTGTCCCCCTCTGAAATATGTTCCACTAATTTTTGTAAATTGATTTTATACCATTCTTTGGCAGGATTCCCAATCATTTTTGACTCAAGAATATTAAGTTCCATAAAGTATTTTTTATGTCGTCTTAAAGTTTTTTCACTCATTCCTGTATTTTTGCATTGGTCTGCATGAATAAGAAAAAACCAAGTTGATTTATACATTTTTACTTTTTGGAAGTAACGCAATTTATCTACCATATTCGATATGTAAATTGCTGCTTCAGGACCACATTTTTCCAATAGTCTTTTGTTTACAGTTAAAAAAGCATCTGATGAAAACAGTTCAAATGCTATTGAATCTTTTAATTCAATATTCCCCTCTTTATTATTTGTCCGTGACATATTTTTGGAACTTATTTTGTAGAACAAAAAATATCTAGTTGAGCCCCATCAATAGCATAACATTCCATTGCAGGGTATCCAATCATTTGGGTATGTAAAATTTTATTTTTTATAAAAATTTTTTTATACCTACGAACGGCTGATTCTTTTAAAGAAAGATCTTCCATTATCTCAGCATGTGTTTTTATAAACCATTTGCCCTTAAAAAATTCACTTAAATAACAAATGAATATGGCTGCTTCAGGTCCTACTTTTTTTATGAGTATTTTATCAACAAGTATAAATGTTGGTGGTGGTCCACAATAGACTGCGTCTGGAATATCAGGATGAAATCGTCTCATTTTATTTTTATAAAATTAAAAACCTGAGTAGGGAAGCCGATTGCAGCGAACATTCCCCATCAGGTTTCAATTTTAAATTTTTTATTGTGGTGTGTCCCTGCAATGAACAGCCTGAAATCGTTTCCCAAATTATTAGACTGCAATATTAAATCTTAGTTTGATCAATACCAAATTTTTATTGAATTATTTAATTGTAATTGCTTTTTCTGCAATTGTAATTAAATTCAATTCTTTTTTAGCATCATAAGCAGCAATATAATCAGCAGTATAATCAGCAGCATAAGCAGCATTAGCAGCATAAGCAGCAGCATCAGCAGCATTAGCAGCAGCATCAGCAGCATTAGCAGCAGCATCAGCAGCATTATCAGCATTATCAGCATTAGCAGCATTAGCAGCAGCATTAGCAGCAGCATTAGCAGCAGCATCAGCAGCATAAGCAGCAGCATTAGCTGCATTAGCAGAACCCCTATCCATCCCATTTAACCAATTTTCAGCCCATTTTATAAAGTTTTCCCTTTTGTAAACTTCCATAGCACAAAGAATACCAAACGCCACTCGTTGTATTATACTAACAACAGGCAATTCAATTTCTTTTATTAAAGTCATTTCTGTACAGCCTCCTTTTAAACAATTATCATCCAAATGTTTACCAGTTGCTTCAATTTCAAATAGCAGTGGATTTTTAATATTTGCATGAATTGGATTTAAAAATACTGCTAAAAGTGGATGATGGTAATAATGTAAAAATCCGGGGGAACATAACCCACCAATACCATTTGTAAATTTTGTGACACCAATCCTCCATTTAAAACCATTATGCGTTTTTAAATTTTGATCTGTTAATTTGTACTTAATCATAATTTTTTATTTTAAAGTTTCCCGTAATAAAATATTTTTAGTTGTCCTGATTGCCCTGGAATGTAAGTCGTACACCGATCTATTTAATTTATCGTTGACAATCAAACGCATAAAACATTTCCAATATAACCGTTCCACGGTTTTATCAGTGTGGATAACCTGCACGAAGATACTTTTCAGGTCTTTATCTAGCATTGTTTCGTACTCCTTAACACTTTCTACTTTTTGCAGTCTTGTTTGAACGTTACTTATTATTTTAAGTAAGAACATGTTGAACAACAATAAAAGTGTACTGCTTACGTAATTTTTTAAATTTCTCATTTTACCCAACTATTAAAAGTGCAGCCGGTGTAAAAGGGGGAATATCTTTTAAACAGGACTTACAGTGTTTTACAATATTTGTTTCCCCAGGAATTTTCATTACTTTTTCCTTCGGTTTTTGTTTTTTAAATGCCTTAATTTCTTTGTCGGCGCAAGCATCATGACATAAATAAAATCTTTTTTTCATTTACAGTTATTTTATTAATTGTTTTACTAAATAATCAGCTTCATTTTGTCCCATACTTCCGGGGTCTCCTTCGATGTCTACACGAAAAGAATCAACACCCCGAAATTTTAATTCGCTCACAAGCAAATTTGCTTGCTCTAAGGCTTGTGGTTCACCTCCGTCAAAACATACGGCAACCCGTTTAAATAGTTTTGAAATTTCTCTCAGTTGCTTTATTGTGAATTTAATTCCTGACGTAGCAAAAGCGTTTGTTCCAAATCTCCAAACATCCGTTGGGCCTTCAACGGCAATTCCTTTTTCTTCCCATTTAGATTGTTTTCCATATAAAATGTTTTTGTGTGGGATAATCTCATGTTCCAAAGGACAAGCCATGTATTTGTTCATTGCCTTTCCTGTTGTGTCACGGGAATCAAATGTAACTAAAACACCTTCCCAGATAAAAGGAATTAAAATTCGATGCTTGTAATTCAAATTTTCAACCTTGCTCGTTGGTGTTGTGGACATTAAATCCCATTCATATTCCAATTTATCAGGATCAAAATTCCTTTTTTCAAGATATTTTTTGTGTGAACCAGTTAAAGGAACCACAGCAGGAAGAATAAAATCTTTTGTATTGTAACGCTTTTTTAAAACAGGCTTGAATAAAGCAATTGAGCCGTAATTTTTAGCGATCTCCCTTGCCTGTGGTATACTTGTATTCAAAAGCGTAGATAATGCAAAATCGGTGTGTTTAAATCCACATCTCCAGCAAATAAAATATTCATTTTCCAAATGATATGAAAGATGGTATCCGGGATTTCCCACGCAAAACGGACATTCAACATTTACAAAACCGGATCGAACGTGTTTATGTTCTCCGACTTGCTTAAAGTCAAGTCTGTAATCTTTATAAAGTTGAACTATATCCATGTGCTTCAAGAATTGTTTTTGAATTATTGAAACACCAGGAAATAAAATTTGCATGTCTTAACGCTTCAACCCTATTTTCTTTTGTGATTTCTAAATTATCACAAACGAGATAGGGTACACGGCAAATTTTATATTTTTTACCTGGGGTAGTCCCAATGACATTCCATGCACTATTACTTTGTGAATGTTTAACTTCTGTTTGTATATTTGGGTTTTTCATATGCTTAAAATTTTAAAATATGCATAAATTGGAGTTACTTTTTCTTCTTTAATTTTTCGAGTGCCGTTAAAATTAATGCACAGAAAAGTGCAAAAAATATTATTACGGTTATATCCATAATTTTTTATTTTTTAATTTTTAGGTAAATTTTGAAAAGCGCAACAAATAATGATATAAAGGGGAGTTGTAAACCCCCCCTCTTTTTTAAAAAACTTAATCCCTGCTTCTTTCTAATGATTTAGAATAAGGATTGTACACTTGTTGCGGCATAATTAGACAATCTTTTTCTAAAGGCAAAATTTGATGATTTTTAGTTGTCAATTCTGCTTCCCCTTCAACAAAATACGCTTCTTTAATTTCATCTAAACACACAACTTGTTTAGCTTTTTCGACAAAATGCCCTTCTGTAGATTTAATCGCAACATTTACTTTTTGTTCCATAATTTTTGTTTTTAAAGTATTAATATTCAAATTTAATTTTACTGAAATATTCATCCCCGGTTAAAGATGTTACATTTTGTAAATCATCTTTTGTTAATTTTTTATTCTTTAGCAAAATCGTTCCATTTTCATCAAAGTTAAAAGAAAACATTTCCCCTTGTCTTGAAATAGACACTAAATGTTTTTTTAATTTAACGGGGATTTGACATAAAGATGCAATTGCATCTTTAGCATTATTTAATTCAGGGGCAACCCCGAGAAAAAACATTCGATCAGTAGACGGACAATAACATCGCACATAACTAATAACAGTGTTGTTAATAGTGCCTTTGTACAAAGTGTACACTCCTAAATTCATTCCTTTAGTTGTATTTTTAAGATACTCTTCAGATTTTTTGTCAATATAAGTATCTACTTCATACAAATGGGAAGAAATAAATCGGTAAACAAATGCCCCACCAAATTTTTCTTCATAAAATGCAAGTACTAAGCTTTTGATTTCTTCATTTGTTTCTTTGCTCCAATCTTCAAAAGAGTAAGTTTTTGAAACTAATTTTTTGAATAATTCAGGTGCCACAAAAATGCCATTAAAATAATGTTGCCCGTAATTATCATCAAATTTTATTGCAAAATCATCAATGTTGTGCAATTGATTATTCAAATTACGGCTCATATAACAAGGGGGTTTACTTACAATACAATACTTTTCTAATTGTATTGCAATAAATGAATTTTCAACACACGATATAATAAATTTTAAATTTTTTTCGTGATTTTTCAAAAAATCAAAATTATTTAAAAAGTACGAAAAAAATGATAACCATCCGAAATCTGAATAATTAATATACGATGAAAAAGGAAAGAATGTTAATTTATTTCCCCTAATCTGATCCCAAACCTGATCTTCAACCTGATTCACAACCTGATTCACAACCTGATTCCAAACCTGATCTCCAACCTGATCTCCAACCTGATTCCTAACCTGATCCCAAACCTGATTCCAAACCTGATCTCCAACCTGATCTCCAACCTGATCTCCAACCTGATTCACAACCTGATTCACAACCTGATTCCTAACCTGATTCCAAACCTGATTCCTAACCTGATCCCAAACCTGATTCACAACCTGATTCTCAACCTGATTCCTAACCTGATCTTCAACCTGATTC